CCGGCCCGCAAGGGCCCGCAGGCGCCGGCGGCGTGACCTCTGTGAACGGCCAGAGCGGCGGCGTGGCTTTGGCATTGCCAGGCTTGGGAACCTGCAGCAGCGAGGCAAGCGCCCAAATCAAGAGTATCAGCGTCAGCACTGCGGGCTTCGAGGCACGCGATGGGGCGCTCCTGGCCGTAAAATTTAATAATTTTCCGAATGCCGCAAATGGCCCAGTGCTGGAAATAGGCTCGAAGAGCTATCCGGTAATCAGCTCTGCAACTTATAATCCGCCCAAAGCCGCTGCATTATTTAAGGCTGTGCACCTGTTCGTGCTGGCGGGGCAAGCCGCGATTTTGCTGGATCCGGCTGATTTTGCCGCCGCCGTAGAGGAGGGGCTGGCCGTATGACCCACATCAAAATCGCCGTGCGGGATCAAGTGCTTACCGCCACCCCGGACAAGCTCCTAGTATCCCGCTCTGTGGGCGAAGTGACCTTTGAGGCCGATTTTGATGGGAGCTGGGACGACTACGCCAGGACTATCATCTTCGCTACCCCACACGCACAAAAAGCTATACTGCACACCGGCGGGACAGCAGAAGTGCCCTGGGAAGTCCTTGCCCACCCCACCGACAATCTACGGATCAGCGCCGTAGGCATAAAAGAGGGCCACCGACGACCCACAGCCCATATGAGGCGCGGGCTGGCGGTAGTGCTCAACGGCGCAATCGAGGGCGGCCCGCCTCAGGAGCACGCCCCCGCCCTCTGGGAGCAAGTACTGGAGCAACTGCAGGCGGCCACACTGACGCCGGATGAGGCCCTGGAGGCTTTGGCGGAGGCTGGGATGCTGGAGCCGGTGGCCGATAGCAGCGGGGCAATTTACACGGATGGAGATGGAAGGATTTGTTGCATTTAGGGAGGATAATATGTATAACTTTATAAAACTGAGCGATGCCCCGGAGGCGGAGGACGGCGCCACCCACGTGCTCGGCACTAAGGAAGGCCAAGTGGTACGGGTGCCGGCATCGGGATTGGGCGCAGTGGCACTAGACTTAGAAATTGCCGGAGACAGTGCGGGCCCCACAAGCGTGCTGGATGCCTCCACACGGGACGCGAATAGACTGGCTGGCGCAACGCTGAAATTGCCCACCGGAGAAGCCTACACAGCTGATGATAGTGGCAAATTCGTGGCCGAGGAGTTGTACGCGGCGCTGAGCGATTATATCCGGTGCGGCTGTGTGCTCCTATTTCGAATGTTCGCCGGCGAAGAGCTGCAGGGTATAAGTCTGGCGGTATCTGCAGGATATCGCTCTTCGGGCGACGCTCATGCGCTGCGGCTATATTCGGATGGGCTGGAGCTTTTGATTTTCGATCGTGATTCCAGAGAGGCGTAGATGCAGCCTATGAAGGAATCTATTGTTACTATACTGCACGGCATTAAAGCGTGGGGCGATGCCAGCATATCCCGGCTGCGCGAGGATCTGCAGCGTCAGATCCGGGCGGTGCGGCAGACGGCAGTTGCGGCAAAGCAATCTGCTGATAATGCTGATAAGCGCATCGGGCAGCTATGGGATGGCATGGATGGGGCGTATGAGCGGCTTTCGGAGTTGGAGGCACGCCCTAATGAGGAATTAAAGCTGATCAGCCACGATACTTTTCAGGAATCCGTAAGCATGATTGGGATCCCAAGCTTGTCCGTGCCCCTTTCAGAGCTCTATGTCCAGGCCTATATCCCTGGCAATCCCGATTTGTCGCAGACTAGGATTGTGGCGCCGAGCGTGCGAATTGGCTTGCCGCAATCGAGCATAGCAACGCAATGGCAATATGCCTTTGATCTTGGCAGCGCCCATCCAACTGGATTTGTATTTGCCCGTGGCCGCGTCAACCTGCGCACGGGCGAGTGTGAATCGTCATCCGTGCATATCGAGCATCCCGAAGCCGGCGGGTGGGCGAATCCTTATAGCTCGGCCACATCTCATTATTATGGGCCGTGGAAGCTGGATGCAATGAAAGGCGCCAATGATTTTTCCTATGATTTCGTTGAGGGCGGAGGGAAGATAAATGGGATACGCATATCTGCCGGCCTGGGAAATGTGTTCGTGGCCGGAACTGAATTTCTAATTATGGGGCGATGAAGATATGAGAATTTACGAAAATGGCATATACAGGGACGCCACGCCCGAAGAAATCGCCGAACTGGAGGCACTGATGGCCGCCACACCCCCACCGGAGCCCACCACGGAAGAAAAATTAGCCGCCCTACTGGCGGCCCTTGAAGGAGGATTGCAAAATGCCTGATATCTATGCCGCTCTTGCGGCAATGGCCCGGAGGGCGGCCGGGGAAGCCCGGGCGGCAGCGCCTACAGCTGCTGCAGATGATGTAATCGCTGATATGGCGTTGCTCCAGGAGTGGGATCCCGGCAAGTACGCCGTTGGCGATGTGCGGACGCATGTCGGCCAGCCCTGGCGTTGCTGCCAGGCGCACGATAGTACGAGCAACGAGATCTGGGCCCCCGGGGCCGTACCGGCGCTATGGGCCCCATATCATGCCACATCGGCTAAGTGGGCACTGCCTTGGGTGGCGCCCTCCGGTGCCCACGATGCCTACCAGGCGGGCGAGTACATGATTTGGGCGGATGAGCTGACTTATAAATGCCTGGCGGATGCTACGGTGCACGGGCCGGATGTGCTGCCAGGCAGCTGGGAGGTGATAGAGCGGTGATCGTCGACGCACAAACCGTCATCACATTAGCGGCTGTGGTATCCGCTCTGGGTGGCCTTCTGGCCCTGCTCCGCCGGGTGTCCAGGTGGGTGGATCGACAGCAGGCGCAAGATGCTGAAATCAGTAACATAAAGTCCGAGCAGCAAGTGATTTGCTATGCGCTACTCGCTTGCCTCGACGGATTAAAGCAATTGGGCGCAAATGGAAACGTGACAAAAGCACATGATGCTTTGGATAAGCATCTAAACAAAAATGCACATCATTAAGGAGGTAAAATCATGGATTTTGGAATTGCAAGCGTGGCAGGAATTACGGTGATTTGCTATCTGATCGGCCAAATCATCAAGGCTACCGGCCTGAATAATAAGTGGATTCCCTGCATCGTGGGCACCGCAGGAGCGGCGCTGGGGGCTGTGGGGATGTACATCATGCCCGATTTCCCAGCCGGGGACGCGCTGACGGCTGTGGCTGTTGGCATTGTATCCGGCCTGGCTGCCACCGGCGTGGATCAGCTGGGCAAGCAACTGGGCAAGGGGGAATAAATCATGGTTACAAAATTTTTACTGGCCCTGGATGCTGGCCACGGACTTCCCACGCCTGGCCGCCGTATCCCTGCAAATCTGGATCCCAGCCAGCATCAGGAATGGTGGCTCAATCAGCGGATTTGCAACTATATCGCTGAGGCGGCGAAGCGGTACGAAGGCTTTGAGATTCTGCGGGTGGATGATGCCACTGGCGCGGAAGATGTGGGCATGTCGGTGCGCTGCCAGCGGGCCAACGCCGCTGGCGCTGATCTCTACTATAGTGCCCACCACAATGCTGGCATCAATGGGGGCCGTGGCGGCGGCGTAGTGGCCTTTTCGCTGGGCGAGGGCTCTACTGCCGCTGGCTGGCGGGACGCCTTGTATGCGGCCATTGTGGCCGCTGGAGGGCTAGCCGGGAACCGCTCCAGCCCTAAAACTACGGCGGACTTTTATGTGCTCCGCAACACGGCCATGCCCGCCGTGCTGATTGAGCACGGCTTTATGGATGCACCGGATGATGTGCCGGCTATTTTGAGGGAGGACTATGCAAAGGCTGTGGGCTACGCCGTTGCTGAGTGCATCGCCACCCGTGCTGGCCTGGCCAAAAAGGCACAGGCTGCAGCGCCCACCATCGCCCCGGGCTTGAGCCAGGGCGATGTAAAGGCTATGATCCAGTCCGCCATTGCAGAGGATCGTAAATCCCGCACCTTTGCCACTCTGGATAAAGTGCAGGATTGGGCGCGCCCCACAGTGGCCAAGCTGCTGGATAAGGGCGTCTTGCAGGGCGATGGGCAAGGACTCAATCTGGGCTATGATCTCCTGCGGACCCTGGTGATCCTGGACCGATTGGGCAAGCTGGATTAAGTCCAAAGCATAAAATTATCCCCCTCCTGGCAGTTTTTGGCTGCTGGGAGGGGGATTTTTTGCATTATAGAATTAGATTTCCTGCCCGTCGGGAAACTTAAAGCTGCACCGGAACTCAGCGCCAAGTGCGTCCGCTATTTTTTCCAAATCGGAAGATGAAAATTTCCCAGTTCTCATTCTTTGATTGAATGCCTGTGGAGTTGTCCCGATTCTACGCGATAACTCCGATTCACTAATTTGGGCGTATATCTCCGCCATTTTGATTTTGGTCGGGATGTCCACATTATCACCTCCGGGATAATTATAAAGAATATCCTTGGCAATGTCAAGGCGTGCCTGAAAATTTTTCGAAAAAACTTAAAGAAAAAGCTTGACTTTTCAAGAAAATCCTGTATAATAGTTGTTGTAAGGCAGGGGCGAAAGCCTCTTACGGAAGGAAGTGAGGAAATGGATGGGATGAATATCACTGAGGCGTTGCTGAAAGCAATCCTCGAGCTCATTGAGAAGTGCGCAACGCTCGAAGAACTCCGTGAGAGCGTGAAGCGCATCATGAATGAGTAAATAAAAAGAGAGCGGCCCCTATTCCAAAAGCGCCGCTCTCCCACCCCAGATAAGGTGAGCCGGGAGCCTTACCCCGGCCACCTTGATTATAATCGGGTAAGGCGCAAAAATCAAGGAGATACTTCGCATAATATTTTTTCCGGTTTTTGCAAAAAAAGACTTGACAAAAGCTAGAAAAACTGCTATAATAATGGTACAAATTGAGGGACAGAAACCCCCGGAAAATTGGAGGAAACAAAAATGACAGCTATGGAACTGATTGAAACTTATAACATCTCTCTTTGTGAGAGACTGGAATGGGGCAAAGGCTTGGTCCCTGATGGCCGGATCAAAGTCGAGTCTTTGGCGAAGGCTCAAAAGGATGGCGCAATCGACACGATCAAGACGAAGAAGCCGGAGATCATGTCGGTGCTGCTGGCCCGCCGGGATGCCAGGATCCAGGCTGAGGCCGAGCGGCAGGCCCGCATCGATGCCATTCCCGGGCTGGCGGAAATCCGGGCGGCTAAGGAGGAGATTGAAGAGTGGGATCGCAAGTTTGCAGCCACATTTGTGGGGCCCAATGCTTGCGGTGGCCTGGGCATGGGCCCACGTCCCGCGCACGATATTCCGGCTATGCTGGCCAAATATCCTCGCGCGGCGGCCTACCTCAAAGCTGAGGCGTGGGCAAGAGGAGCCCATTACGCCAAAGTGGCGGCAGGCAAAGCGGCTCTGGAAAAAATCATCCAGGGCGAAGACTTCGCTGCTGCTCTGGCTGAAATGGAGGCCGCATGGGCCGCCCATTGCGATGAGCACGCTTGGGATTGATCTGCCGCAATTTTCCAGCGTTTGCAAAAAGATTCTATAGTTAAAATGGAGGAAATAAAAATGATTATGTATGCTGGCTTATTCCCCGCCGCCAGGGGGAATGAAATCCTCATTGGGAAACCTCATCAGCTCGATATGGACCAGGGATACCCTGGCCACTGGACGGTGGCGCAGGCAGCGCACGTGTGCCGCACAGAGTGGTCGCGTTGCGAGGCCGCAGATTTCTACGGCTGGCAGTATTCCACCGTAGTCCCTGCGGCCCACTCAGGGTTCTCATTTTCCTCCCCATATCAGGGGTTCCCGATTTCTGGTGCTTACATAATTTTAGGCACCAGAGACCTGGACAATATGTGCGGGAGTCCCACAGAAATATTCTGGGATTCTCAGGATATGCCGCATCTGCGTTTCGATAAGTCCCGCCATGCGCTGAACTTGGCGGAACTGCAGATCTCCCGGGGAGGGTTGGACAACTACAATCCGCCCCTGGATGGGCCGTTTGAGGAAATTTGGCTCGAACGGTGTCGCCAGGCGTGGCGAATCAGCGAACTGGTGCGAGACTGGGAGCGGATTGATCCGCTTGTCCCAGACAGTTCCCGCGCAATAGAGCGCTGGAACGCTCTCTCATCCCTTCGCACACCAAAGAGGCCCTTCTGAGAAGTAATTTATATAAGCTGTCCTACCGGCTATACGGGGAGAAAGGAAACAAAAATGAAAAGAATTGTTAATTTGACCCCACACGACATCGTAGTGGGAGATGTCACAATCCCGGCATCCGGCAACATCGCCAGGTGCGCCACCATCACCGAGCCGGTGGATGTCCCCGGTTGCCCAGTCCCCGTAGTCCGGCAGTACTTCGGCGCCGTAGAAGGGCTCCCGGACCCTGCACCGGAGACTATATACGTCGTCTCCATGGTCTGCGCGCAGGCCGTGGGGGATGCTCGCGAGGATGTGTATATCCCCGGGGAGCAGATCCGGGACGATGCCGGCCGGATTATTGGCTGCCGCAGCCTGGCCAAATTGGCTGGCTCCAGGAGGGAGGTAGCCAAGCGATGATGAGCAAATCCGCGCCTAGGCGCGGAAAAGGAAAGACCAAGCTCGCCGCCATTCGAAGGGCGGCCGGGCTTACGCAGATGGAACTAGCCCGCCGCGCCGACGTATCGATCACCACGATTAAGGAGATTGAGGCCGGTCGCACGGGCCATACCCTGGCAACGCTGCAGGCGGTTGCCGACGTCCTGGGCTCATGTCCACTGGAACTCATCAAGCCCGATGAGAGTGTGGCGGGAGCCGAGGCCGGGCCAGCGCCTGAAGATCTGGCCCGGGCGATTCCGGGCGTGTCCTGGGACACGACAAACCGGGCCTGGCTGGCTCGCATCACTGTGCGCGGAAAGCAAGTAAAGCTTGGCGCATATAGCGATGTGGCCGACGCCATTGCCGCAAGGGAGGCGGCGGAGGCTCAGCACGGTCGGCCCCGCCGAGGGAGGCCTGGGCGAAAATAAATTTTTCCGGCTTTTGCAAAAAAAGACTTGACAAAAGCCGGAAAAACTGCTATAATAAGGGTACAAATTGAGGGTGGCCGGTAGCCACCCAGAATATGGAGGAAATAAAAATGAAAGAGATTGCCATGATTACAGTAGAATCCGGACGCGCTACTATCGTGTTCCGCGGTGAGGGGCAGGACTTGGAGCTGATCCAAGCTGATGGGACCCGCGAGCCCATCGAAGCCAGCCCGGAGTCCATCCGGGACGCATACCAGACGGTATGGGCCTGGTATGGCTCCAATCCGGACTGGGATTTGGAATTGCTCGGGGAGTACGAGCAATTCTTCGACTAAAGTGATGTAGATAGAGGGCTACCCTTCTGGGCGGCCCTCTACCGCAATATTTCCCAGTGGCCGCCTGTCCGGGTGGCCAGCTTTATTATATCATAGCTGGGGGAGTCAGCGGCAATGAAAAAAGTTGGGAGTTTGCCATTTTTTCTATTGCCAATTTCATTGCCATTTTGGATTGCAACGTTGCCTTTTGAGTTGCCAACGCTGCAAAATGATTGCAAATATGATATGGTAATAAGTTCGGAGTTCCCTGGAAATCCGAAAAAATACAGAATAAAACCGCCCAGACCGTAAAATCTGGACGGCTTTGTTTGGCGGAGATGGAGGGATTTGAACCCTTGCTCAACATCTCTAAAAACGCCAGTATATCGGCGTCTACAAGTTTCTATTGCCGTTTTCATTGCCATTTTTGAAAAAATCTAAAAACCTTTCTGACTGCGCATTTATGTCAGATTCGGAGATATGTGTGTAAATACGCCGCATCGTCTGGGTGTCCGCCCAACCGCCAATTTTCATCGTGGCTTCCTCCGAGAGGCCCAGGTGGTAAGCAAGCGAAGCGAAGCTGTGCCGTAGTCCGTGCAACCCGACATACGGGATACCAGCATCTTTCGATAAATCCCGCAACTTCCTACGTATAGTGTTGTCGGACATCGTGACAACGTAGCCCTCTTTTTGGGGAGCATTTTCAAGAGCAGACCTAAGCGGTGCAATAATCGGGACCATTCGCCTTGATGCCAGATTCTTCGTTTCCGCTTTTCTTACCCATCCGGATTCCCCTTTCACCGCTGTCTCCTCAATGCGGATAACGTTGCCTACCAGATCCACATTATCCCATTTCAGGCCCAATATTTCCGACTGCCTCATGCTGCTCAGGGCAAGCAACGCAGCAATTTCAATGTCACTCCCGGCTAAAGCTTTCAGCAATGCCGGGATTTCTTCAGCCCGGAGAAATCCTTTTTCGTTCGGAATCACTTGCGGGAGCTTCATGGCAACTCGCTCTCCGGTTTCCTCCCGGATCACGGATGCAAGAAATAGCCAAGAGTTCTTCAATGTCTTCCCGCTATATTTCCGCGCCTCTGCGTTCACCGCCCGTTGCCATTTCTCCGGCGTCATTTTGTGCACATCCAAATGCATCACGTTCTGGAATCGATTTTTCTGGATCCTTCGATATCCTAATATAGTTGCCGGAGATAAGATATTCACCCGAGCGGCGATGTAATCATCAATGGCGTCCGTCAGCGTTTTTCTCCCGGGCCTGGCAACAGCTTTTGCCCCTGCCTTGACGGCCATAGCCTCCGCCACAGCCTCTTTCTCTGTTGGGCGGGTAATTCCTATATCCTGGCCATTTACCCGCACACGGCAGAACCAGGAGCCTGAGGGGAGCTGTTTAGCTTTGGGAATTTTCATATGGTAGGCTCCCTTCTAAGTTTATCCCCGCCCCTGTGGTACGGGGTGGGAACTTTTTATAGCTCTCCTTTGGCTGATACAAGCTTTCCTAGCCCATAGCACACGGCAGATGGAAAAACCGATGACGCAAATACTGCTATGCCTAAAACCATACTTACCATAATATTTTTGTGATACTCATCGAGAGATATATTGTGCAAAATAGCAGCACAGATCCCTCCGATTGCTCCGACGGCCAAGAGAGCAACGGCCACCCGCTGAAGCAACTTACCTGCGGCCACGTACTCCTCTTTTTTACTCTTAGCGGAGTCGATGTTGCGAGGTACGCTGCGATTGCAATTGGGGCAGTACTCTTCTTCCCCGGAGAGTTGCTGCCCACATTCTGGGCAAGTAATGATTGCCATGATAGTTCCTCTTTTCTTTTTATTACCACCGGCGCTGAGTCCGGGCGGTTTCCACATTTTGCGTCTTGACATTCAAACGCACGTTCGATATAATACATACACGCAACCGAACAAACGAGCGGCGTCAAACAAATTTGTACAAATTATCATTTTCATGATTTTATTTTGCTGGAGTTATAATTTTCTGTGCAACTTGCACAATTCGGCGTTGCTCACTTTGTGCAAAACAGAGAAATGTCGAAAATTACCATTTGTACCACCAAATCGGGACAGGGCTTGTGATATAATCCAGACATGAGTTATTCGACACAGACCCCCATCTGCATAATTTTCGCTCTACGCGGAAAAATAGCGTGCAGAAGGGGCGGTGCATCGCATGAGATTAAGGGTGCGGGAATTCCGGATTTTACGTCGAATGACAATACGTGAACTGGCAAAGCGGGCAGGGGTTGCAAAGAGCAGCATTGAAGCAATGGAAAGCGCATTGCCAAATCCGACACTCCGGATGCTCTACAGCGTAGCCCGAGCCCTTGAGGTAAGCATACAAGATTTGATAGAATACGAAGATGGAGACGAGTGATCCGCTTATGCGGGTACATACAGAAGGAGGATGAAGTGCAGTGGATAATACATATGATGATATGGGGAGCGGAAACTTGATTGTCCGCATTATCTCAAGGCTATCAGCGCTCTCGGGGGAAGAATTGCGAGAATTTATTGTTTGCGCGAAAGGCTTAGGATTTGATCCAGACGTATCAATGTATCGCGATCCTGCAGCGAAATCCAATGGACAAGAGAAAGCACTTCTGGATCTTGTGCAGCAATCCATTTAACTATCCTCGTCTTTTCATCATTATCTAATATCATCTGAATGGCCTCTTCTCCTATTATGGCGGAGAGGCTTTTTTCGCTTGTATCAGAATCTAGTCCCATTAGGTACGAGACGGTTGTATCTAAAGCAGCTGCAAAATCAATGATTTTGGGCTGTGTTATATCGTTTATGTTCAACTCTATCTTGTTTATTGTTGAGCGAGACTTATATCCTAGCTTTTTAGCCAATTCGTCCTGCGTCAGCCCAAGCTCTATGCGCCGTGCTTTAATCCGATCTCCAATTTGCACAACTCCACCTCTTTTCCGGGTCCTGCACTTAGGATACCACGCGGTCCCCGCAAAATCAACATTTATTTATTTTTCGAAAAATAAATGTTGACAATGCGCCTCTGCGCGTGTATACTCTAGGTAGATTTAAAAATCTACTCTCGCAGAGATGGGAGGTGCCAATATGACCAATAGCAAAGCCTTGCGAAAGCTGGTCGAAAGCCGTGGGCTGAAATATAAGTACATCGCGGCCCAAATCGGGATTACCCCGTACTGCCTTGCAAGGAAGATCGATAATAAAGTCGATTTTAAAGCCGGAGAAATCGCAGCATTTTGCCGAGCAGTGGGCGGCGTTACTCCGGAACAGCAAATGTTAATTTTTTTTGGCGAGGTTGTAGATTAAAAATCTACAACCCAGAAATCTGATAGGAGGCGACCCCACATGCCCCGCACCAAATTAGGCTCCGCCCAATACGCCGCCGAGGATTTCCGCCGCGAGGTTCGCGCCCGAATGAGCTACTGCGGCCTCTCTCAGGGCGACTTGGCCAAAAAGGCCGGCATAGATCCCTCCACCCTATCCCGACGGCTCAAGGATCCCCGGCGGCTTACTTTGGGGGAGTTAGAGAGCCTACACCGGGTGCTGCGCCTGGATTTGGCGATGATTTTGCCAATATTCGGGGCAAGCAAAAAGGAGATTAGGACGTGATAAAATATTATAATTTCGAGGTATATGTTGAATCCGCCACTACCGGCCTAGTCCGCGTCCGCGAAGTCCGCGCCACCAGCTCTGAGCATGCGGAGCGGATGGTAGAGGCGACGCTGAGGGAGGGGTGGAAGATAATTGGAGTTGTACATCAATTTAAAGGAGAAGATAAAAAATGGAAAAAGGAAAAGCAGTCCGCCAACTAAAATCCATGCGCAAGGAAGCAGAGGATCATCTGCTGCACGAGGCGAGGGATGGCGATGCAGCCGACAGCATCTGGGCGAGAGACATCGAGGCTCTGACGGCCGGGATCCAGGCCCTATCCGCCCAAGGGCCAGATCGCGCCGGCTGGCTACGGCGTGGCAGCAAGATGCTGGACCAAATCCTCGGCATCGTCGCCGATATGGCGGGAGACGATGAGCGCCCAATGTTCGAGTCCATCTCGGATTACTGGCGCAAGGGACGAAACGTCGCAACCCCCATTGAGCGCGTTGCGCTGGACGCCTACCGCCAGGACTGGCGCATTGGCGAAAATCTTGGCAAACTGAATAAGGCGCGGACAGCCGTCAGCCGAGTGGGGCTGCTGCTTTTAGAGGATGTATATCCAGAATCCGGAGGAGAGGAGGGCGCCGATGATGAAAATGCTTAGCGTAATCCGCCGGCTAGAGAGCCTGGAGGAGTATTTGAGCGAAGATATTCCGACAGAAGCTCGACACGATGATGAAGAAACTGCAGAATACAGGAAAGATGTAGAGGCCTTGAGCGCAGCAATAGACGTGCTGGAGCTGCTGAATCGGTATAAGGCTGAGGCGGATAAAGCCCTGAGAGCTCTTCGCTTTTGCCGCACGGATCCGATGGACTGCGGCAGTTGCCCATATCAAGGTGACTCCTTTCCTGCGTGCGCCAAGCAGATGGATGATGACATTGAAAAGCTGCTGGTGGCGGCATACGCAGAGGGAGGTGAGAGTGATGATGAGCAAGACTGATGAAATTCTCCAGCTGAGCAGGGCTGAGCGCTTTATCGCCCGCAGCCGCCGCGAGGCGGTTGAGCCGGATATCCTCTGCCACCTGGCCCAGGAGGCCAGCAAACTGGCCAACGCCGCCCTGGAGCGGGCCAATTATAGCTCGATCAGAAAGGAGCAGAAGGACGATCGCGAGCTTGCCGCCGCCATTGGCCGCATACAAGCTGTGGCGGCGATTGCGGCAGCAAGGCTTGGGCTTGAGGATAAGATGATCGCCGCCGGCCGGGACAAATTGGGCAAGGCGTGGGCCTTAGAAATCGATCCGGATTGGAGGTGCGCCAGCGATGAGCAGATCTGACGCAATCGCCCAACTCCAATCCCTCCGCCTCCAGGCCCAGGCCAAAGCCTACCCCCGGAGCCGCTTGGCAATCCAGGAATATATGGATCCTGGCACAGCTGCCGCTGACGTTGTGGCCCTTGGCATGGCCATTAAGGCGCTGCAGGCCCCCGCCAGGCGGCGCATGCCCATCTGGGCTTGTGTGCTGTGGTGTGTGGCGGCCGCCGTAATCGGCACTGCCTGCGCAATTTACGCTATGGCTTAAAGGAGGCGCGACGTGACAGATCGAGAAATTAAGATGACTCCCGCTGGATATTCCCTCTACAATTTTTGGAGCCGATGCCCACGCCGCACGCCGGCATGGCGCAAGTTCCGGGCGTTTTACCGCTGGGCAATCAGCAGCGGATACAATCCTGGCTGCTGGATCCAGTGGCTGGATAAGGATGAGCCGATTGGCCCCAGCAACTGCAAAGTCCGACAGCCGAACACACGCTCCTGGTGGGCGGATAATTTGCCGGAGAAGTTTGACGCGGCGGCGGCCAGGATCTGGCAACTGCTGGGCATGGCGGACCCGGCGGATGACCGCAGGGAGAGAAGATAATGTGGGAGATCAGGAAAGGCGGGAAGGCTTACGCCCACGGTGCCGGCCCGCATGGCTACAACCCAGCAGTTCTGCGGGATATGGCGAAGGCTGGCTACATACTGTATGTCGACGGCAAGCGCCAAAAAAAGCCGCCCCTGGAGGCGCAAACTCCAGAGACGGCCTAAGAAAAATATCCATTTAAATTATATCAAAAACGAGAGGAGTTGTAAATATGGAAATGTCCCCAAAATCGTTACTGGAAATGGCGCGCGGCGCCTTTTTGGAGCGGTTTGACTACGAGGTCCCAAAAATCATCAACAACATTTTGGATCCCAACACAAAGGCTACCGCAAAACGAAAAATCACCATGACTATGACCTTTGCCCCAACGGATGATCGCGTTGGCATCAGCGCAGAGCTGGAGGTCAAGGTTGGGCTGGCTCCAACCCTGCCGGTGCAGACGTTTTTGTATGTCTGTAGCAACCCCGAAACCGGTGGAATGCAGGTTGTCGAGATGGTACCAGAGGTGCCCGGGCAGCAAGTTTTGGACGGCGGGGAGCAAGAGCCTGCTGCTGTCCTTAAGTTGGTAAAATAATAATTGGAGGTAAGCTATTATGTTGAAAGCAGCTATTGAAAAAATTCAGGAGCTCAGCCGGGTGCAAGTGCTGAAGGTGGACAGCGCCACCTATGTGGTGGGTGGGGATGGAGACTATAAGCAGGTCCGCCCGGATTTGGATGTAGCGGAGCCCCTTACACTGCACAGCCTGGAAGCGCTGGTTACCCTTATCAAAACTGAGGGTGTTGCGGATCCCGAAACGCTGGATGGGCCGCTTTACATTACAGTTCCAAGTCATACCACAGTTCGATGCTTCGGCCATCCCGTCCCGAAACGCCGCATGAGGCGCGACTGCCATTATTGGGTTGAGGCAACTGATGTTCCTGGCTGGAACGAAAAGGTGGACATGCGTTTCGACGAGGCCATGATTGCCCTTCGGACCAGATTTCAAGCAACCCCGGACGCCGAGTACGCCTTGAAGCTCCTTTCCGATATTACGACCGGCAGCAAGATCACGCTGAACGACAACGGCATTGCCACGTCCGTGGTATCCAGGGCCGGTGTATCTCTCCAGGCCAATACCCCTATTCGCCCCATTATCTCCCTCCGGCCATACCGGACTTTCCAGGAGGTGGAGCAGCCTGTCTCCCAGTTCCTGATCCGCGTATCGGAGCGAGGAATTACATTTGTGGAAGCTGATGGCGGTATGTGGAAGTTGGCCGCCAGGAAGACTGTGAGGGACTACCTTGCTGAAAAGCTGTCCGCCGAAATCGACAAAGGCCTGGTTGCTGTAGCTCTGTAAGCAAAAGAGATGCCCGCCCGTGGAACTGGTACCTCTGCGGGCGGAGCGAAAATAATTGACGCCATGATTATATGGCAGAAAGGGCAAAAAGTCAAATGAAAAGCATCAGAATCAACAGGCTTTGCCTGGAAAATTTTAAGTGCCACCGACTCCTGGAGTTGGATCTCCGGGGCCGGAGTGCGTCCGTCTACGGAGATAACGCCGCCGGGAAAACAAGTATCTACGATGCCCTGACCTGGCTGCTTTTCGGGAAGGATAGCAAAGGCAACGGCGAGAAGAATATTGACCTGAAGCCCCTTGGCCCAGATGGGCAGGTGGCGGACCACCAGGCCATTACCGCCGTGGAGGCAGAGCTGGATGTCGACGGCCAGATTACCACGCTCCGGCGGACGCTGCGGGAGGTGTGGAGCGCCAAGCGCGGTAGCGGCCAAGAAACTTTTGACGGCAACACGTCCGAATATTTTGTGGACGGGGTGCCCCAGAAAAAGTATGGATATGATGCCAAAATCCGGGAAATCGTCCCGGAGGACGTGTTCCGGCTGCTGACCTCCGTCTCCTACTTTGCCCGTGATATGGGCTGGCAGGACCGGCGGGCTGCGCTATTTGGTATCGCCGCGCCTGCGCCGGATACCGAGATCATGGCCACGGATGCCAGATTTGCACCGCTTGCGGCCGCCGCGGGATCCCTGCCGCTGGCAGACTATAAGCGCAAGTTGCAGGCGGACCGCAAAAAGTTTATGGGCGCGAAAACGGATGCTCCGGCGCGGATATCCGAGCTCCAGGCGCTGGCCGAGCAGTGCCGGGCGATGGACTGCAGCGGCCTGCAGATGGAGTTGGAAGAGGCGACCGCTCAAAAGGCGGAGCTGGAGCGGGAGCTGGCTGAGATGAGGGGCAGCAGCCTGCTGGCAACAAAGCAGGCAGAGATGAAAGAAGCCCAAGCAGAGCTGCGGGTGCTGGAGTCCGAGAATTCCAGCTACCGGGCGGCCCAGGGGAACCATAACCAGATTGCCCAACTGAAAAGAGCGCTGGATGCCGCACAGGAATCCTACAATGCCAGCCGGTACAGCCGCAATCGGTTAGGTGGAGAGATGGACAGCCTGTCCGCCGAAATTGGCGGATGCCGGGAAGAATGGGCCCGCTGGAACGATGATGTATTTACCGGCGGAAGCTGCCCCACCTGCGGCCAGACGCTGCCCAGAGAAGCCTTGGAAAGAGCCAAGAGCAAGCATCAGGAGCGAGTGAATCAAGGGAAGGCTGGAGCAATCGAACGGTCCAACCGCCTGAAGGGCCGTCTGGAAAAATGCCAGGCGGAGTCTGCAAAGGTGGACGCTGAGATGCAGGCGGCGCAGGATAAATATAATCAGCTGAAGGCAGAGTTGGAGGAAGCCCAATCTGGGGCGGTGGCCATTGAGGATATGCCTGGATACGCCGTCCAAAAGCATGATCTTCAGGAGCGGATCAATATGCTGAGTGGCCAACTATATAGCATCGAGGGCAATATGGCGGCCACCACAGCCAGCATCAAGTCCAGCATCCAGGATCTGGAAAGAAAAATCCGCACCCTGAACGAGCAACTAGCGAAGGGCGGCATGGTGCCGGATCTGGAATCCCGCATTGCGGATCTGCGCAAACAGGCCTCAAATGCCGCTGAACGGCTGGAGGAGATTGATCGGCAGCTGTGGTTGATGGAGGAATTTGTGCGGTACAAGGCCAGTTTCTTGGAGGGATCCGTCAATGGGCTGTTCCGGCTGGCTCGGTTCCGGCTGTTCCGCCAACAGGCCAATGGCGGCCTGGAGGAGCGGTGCGATGTGACATATGGCGGCGTGCCGTATGCCAGCATCAATAGCAGCGCCCAGATCAATGTGGGCATCGACATCATCAATACAATGTCCAGGGCACACGGCGTGTCGGTGCCCTTATTTGTGGACAATGCGGAGTCGGTCACTCGGCTGGAGGATATGGACGCCCAGGTAATCCGCCTGGTAGTGTCCGAGAGCGACAAAGAATTGAGGTGCGAATATGAAAATTAAGGATCGGGCCAAGCCCAAGACGCCTCCGGTGGAACCGGGTGTGTACATCGGGATCTGTGTGGGTGTCATTGATTTGGGGGAGCAGTATTCAGAAAAGTTCAAGAGCTATTCCAATAAGATCAAGATCATTTTCGAACTGGCTGGCGAAACTGTGGAAGTGGACGGGGAGCAAAAGCCCCGGCAGCTGTCCAAGGAATTTACGGTATCTACCAATAAAAAGAGCAGTTTGCGGCCCTTTATATCCTCCTGGAACATGAGGGAATACACAGATGAGGAGTTCGGGGAAATCGACCTATTTGGCCAAATCGGGCGCGCCTGCCAGCTCCAGGTGATCCTAAACGAGACGGGCGAGTACTCCAACATCTCCAGTATTATGGCCCTGCCCAAGGGTGTCCCGGCGCCCGCCAGCACCACGCCGCCCATCCGGTGGGACATGGATAACTGGGATGACAAGGCATTTGAAGAACTGCCCCTGTGGGCCCAGGAGCAGATCAAAAAGAGCACCCAGTACCAAAAAGATCACACGCCAACTGATACCATCCAAGCGCAACCAACCGCCCAAAAGGAGGCTTGCCCAATATGACTTTTACATCACTGGCCAGCAGCTCTCACGGGAACGCCTATATCGTGGACGATGGGCAGACCCACCTACTGCTGGAGTGCGGTTTGTCCTTCCGGCGGCTAAAGCAACTGGCGGGATTCGGCGTCTCCCGGCTGGACGCCGTTCTGGTAAGCCATGAGCATAAGGATCACAGCCGGTGCGCTGCGGAGCTGGCACGAGCTGGACTGCCCGTCTACATGTCAGAGGGGACGGCAGATGCCCTGGAGCTGGAGGGCGCAGAAATCATCGCGGATCGGGAGCAATTTTCGGTTGGGACCATAGACGTGGTCCCTTTCCGGACCTTCCACGATGCTGCCGAACCGCTCGGGTTTTTGCTCCGTTCTGGCATAGATGGCGACGTGTTAGTGATGGCTACCGACACTGTTAGTCTCGCCTACCGGTTCCCTGGAGTGTCAGTGCTGGCGCTGGAGGCCAACTATGATAGCGCAATCTTGTCGCGTTGTGAACGGATGCCTGACAAAGTCAGACACAGAATCACCAATAGCCACATGGAGATTGATACACTGTGTGGCTATCTGAGGACGCTGGATCTATCCAATTGCCGGGAAATTTGGCTCCTGCACCTGTCGGATGCAACTAGCCATGAGTTGCATTTTATTCACAAAGTCCAGCGAGTTGCGCCATCCTGGTGCAAGGTGGCGGCATGCCCCAAAGGAGGTTGATCCCATGGCAGAGCGTAGGATGTTCAGCACAAAAGTAGTGTGTAGCGATGCCTTTATGGCTCTCCCAAAGTCCGCTCAGGCTCTGTATCTGCAAATCTGCATGAGGGCAGACGATGATGGATTTTTGAATAATGCAGGGCAAATAGTCAAATCTGCTGGAGCGAAACCCAGTGATTTGCGAATATTGATCACCAAACGCTTCCTGCTGGAATTCCCGGATGGCATTATCTTGGTGAAGCATTGGCGAATGGCCAACTCCCTGAAGCGGGACCGGGCTAAGCCGCCCATCTATCCAGCGGCGGCGGCGTCTGTATACATAAAGGCAAACAAGTCGTATACAGATCATCAGGTCGATGGATGCCAAACTCTGCTGGAGTACAAGACTGGATACCTTGACACGCCGGAATCCAAACGGAATCCAACTGGAATCCACTCGGAATCCAACGGGAATCCGGACGGAATCCATTCGGAATCCACTTGGAATCCCAAGAGAATGGAACAGAATGGAACTGAACTGAACAGAAGAGAATGGAATGGAATGGAAGGCGCTTTGGAATCCGCCAGAGGGGACCAGCCCAGTCCAGAGTCCATCGTCAGGATGTTTTTTTCTGTGCGGGGAGAAACGGCTCCCAACCCGGTCCCGCCCCAACTAGTGGCCAAAGCTGCCGGCCTTCTGGCACAAGGCGTGACAGGCCAACAGTTCAGCGATGTTTTCAAGGCCTCTCAATTTGGCTTCCTGTCCGGGGATAACCGGACCGGATGGAAGGCCACACTGGGCTGGCTTCTGGAGCCGGATAATTTCCGCAAGGTCCAATCGGGCCAATATGGCGGCGGTGCCCCGGCGGCCCGCATGAGCATGGGCACAGCGGGCCTGGGCGAGCTGGAGCGGCAGGCCATTGCCCGGATGTTGCGGGAGCAGGAACAGGAGGGGGATGGTGATGGCACGTGAAGCAGATCACTCGCTACCCGGGCTCCAAGTGGTCCATTTCGGAGTGGATTATCGACCATTTCCCCGCAAATTATGAGAAAATGGTGTATTTGGAGCCGTTTTTTGGATCTGGCGCAGTATTTTTCCGCAAGGCCCCGTCTGCCGTGGAGACGATCAACGACTTGGACAGCGATGTGGTCAACCTGTTTGCGGTAATCCGTGATCGCCCGGAGCAACTGGCCAGAGCCCTGGAGCTCACACCCTACTCCCGAGAGGAGTACAACCGGGCGTTTGATCCAGGCGGCGACCCAGTGGAGCAAGCAAGGCGGTTTGTGATCCGGACGGCGCAAGCCATTGGGGCCAAAATGAGCGGCAAATGTGGCTGGCGGAATCACAAGCAAATCCGGGTTGGTGGATCTGCGTATCTGTGGCATGGCATCCCAGATGCGGTGATGGACGCGGCGTCCCGGCTACGTGGGAGTGCAACCAATGCAGTCCAAATCGAGCACACCGATGCCCTGCACCTGATTGAGCGGCATAACGATCCTGGCGTGTTGATGTATCTGGATCCGCCATATCTGCACGGCACACGCAAGGGAGGCAGGCTATACCGGCATGAAATGGACGATGCCGGCCACCGGAAACTGCTGGAGCTGCTACAGACAAGCCGGGCAAGCATTGTGCTGTCGGGCTATGAGTCGGATTTGTATGATCGGGCGTTGGTGGGGTGGCACAAATACGTGATCTGTGCCAGGACCACATCAGCGGAAATGACGCAGGAAGTTATCTGGTGCAACTACGAAGCGCCGGAGCAACAAATCTGCATAGTCGAACAGGAGGATGAGCCATGAACAAAACAAACATTGAGTGGTGCGACAGCACGTGGAACCCGGTAACCGGCTGCCGCCATGAGTGCGAATACTGCTACGCCCGGAGGATTGCTGGACGATTTGGGAAGCGGCTCCCCGACCGCAGCGGCTACCCGGAGTCCCACGGCGGCGTACATTGCATTGATAATAAGATCAACGGCAACCCATATCCCTATCTGTTTGATCCGACTTTTTTACCGTTCCGGTTGGAAGAGCCAGCGCAGAAAACTAAGCCGCAGACCATCTTCGTATGCAGCATGGCTGATCTATTTGGCGCGTGGGTGCCGGACGAATGGATAAAGGCGGTGTTTGACGCTTGCGAAAAAGCGCCGCAGCATCGCTATCTGTTTCTTACCAAGAATCCGGCCAGATACAACAAACTGGCCCTGCGAGGCAAACTTCCACAGGGGGATAACTACTGGTATGGCAGCACAATCACAAATCCGGACGATGTTTTTTGGTTCTGCGGTTCGCGCAACACATTCGTCAGCGTGGAGCCAATACTTGCCGAATTTCCACCGGAAAGGATCCCGCCCCTTGAAGTTGTAAAATGGGCAATTCTAGGGGCTATGACCGGTCCGGGCAGTAAAGAACATGCACCAGGGCGCGAGACAATTTACAACATTGTGAAGGCGGCAGGATCCCCGATCTTCATGAAGGATAGCCTTGTTCCTATCGTCGGAGAAGAGAATATGCGCCGGGAATTTCCGTGGGAAGCAAACAGATCCAGAAGGGAAGGGAGAACCGAATGAACTGGAAATACGAAGCAATAGAAAAACTCCGGGACTATGAAGCCAAGAAGCTGGCTCTGTCCACCCTGCCGGAAGAGATTCGGCGCCTGGAGCTTGATGCCCAGCGAATCCGCAGCGCCACCGGAGACGGCACGCCGGTCAAGGGCGGGGGCAGCACACGGGAGGATATACTGCTGTCCAACATCGTCCACCGGGAAGAGCTGGAGAGATCCCTGGAGATGGCGCGGAAGTGGGTGGCGCTGGTGGACGCCGGCTTGGAGATCCTGAGCGAGGAGGATAGGCTGGTGCTGCTGAGATTTTACATGCATCCCGAAAGGGGCAACGTGGAGAGGCTGTGTGGAGAATTGGGACTTGAAAAGTCTGCAGTTTACGATCGCCGCGAAAAAGCCTTGCGCCGCTTCACGCTCGCCCTATATGGCGGGAGCGAAATATAAAATCCGGAAAAAAACCGGAAGACTTATGCGGATGGATGTGCTATACTAGTATCATCCAAAAAAGCAAAGGCCCCACCGGGCGGACTGGTGGGGCTTTTTGCATGCAATTTTTCGAGGGAGATCGCAGTAATATGAATGAAATGCTTACGCATTTATCACTATTTAGCGGAATTGGCGGCCTGGACTTGGCTGCTGAATGGGCTGGATTTCGGACGATTGGACAATGCGAATGGGCCGATTTCCCGCGCGCTGTGCTCGCCAAACATTGGCCCACCGTCCCTCGATGGGGTGATATTCGCCAACTAACAAAGGAGGATTTCTATGCAAAAACCGGAGACCAGACGGTCACCCTTATCACAGGGGGATTTCCGTGTCAGCCATTCTCTACAGCCGGAAAACGGGCAGGCCGAGACGATGACCGCTATCTCTGGCCTGAGATGCTTAGAGTCGTGCGCGAGCTCCGGCCCGCTTGGATCCTTGGAGAGAATGTTGCTGGGCTCGCAAGTATGGCACTCGATGATATTCTATCCGATTTGGAAAATTCGGGCTACTCCGCAAGGGCGTTCCTTTTTCCGGCTCATGCTGTCGGGGCGCCCCATCGCCGGGATCGATTCGCCATTGTGGCCCACGCCAATGGCGATGGATGGGAGCATGAAAGCATGCGAGAAGCGCGTGCGGATACTGCTAGAAGGCGGGAAATCAACCCGGACCAAAATAGGCAAGCCTGCCCATATCCAAGGGCTGAACAATTTTGCCGTAGCGAGGTCGAGGCGCATTGGGGGGGTATCATCGGGCAGCGTGTGCCGTCCGAATTTTGCCGAGTGGCTGATGGGCTACCCGGAGAATTGGACCGACTTAGATCATTAGGCAATGCTGTAGTGCCGCAGCAGTTTTACCCAATATTTGCGGCAATTTCGGAAATCGAACTGAAAAATAATTTAGGAGAGGCATAATTAGATGAGCACTTTAATTTTAGGCGACTGCTTGGAAGAACTGGATAAGCTTGAGTCGGGCAGTGTGGATATGGTGCTCTGCGATCCTCCTTATTGCTCCGGAGGTCGGACTTTGGCAGAACGCCAGTCTCCGACCTCCACAAAATATACAGCACAGGATTACAATGGCGCTCGCAGGCTCCCAGATTTTTCCGGGGATACTATGGATCAGCGGAGCTTTATGGCGTTTATGCGCGCAGTGTTGCTTCGCTGCCATGCGCTGACGAAGCCTGGTGGGATAGCTGCTGTGTTCGTAGATTGGCGCAACTTGCCGGCGCTCACGGACGCACTGCAAGCGGCAGGCTGGATTTGGCGAGGTATTGTGGTCTGGGACAAAGGCAACGCACGCAATAATCCCGGCCGGTATCGCCAGGACTGCGAATTTATCGTTTGGGGCAGCCATGGCAAGATGCCAGTTCCTTGGTCCGCCTCCCCACCCGCTATGCCAGGGTGTCTGCGCGTTTCGTCCGTCCCGTCGACTAAGCGACAGCACCAGACGGAGAAGCCGGTGGCTTTGCTGGAATCTCTACTGCGCATTTGTCCAGGGGGTGGTACTGTGCTGGATCCCTTCATGGGGTCGGGGTCTACTGGCGTGGCATGCGCAAACACCGGGCGGTGCTTCGCGGGCATTGAGCTAAGCCCGGAATATTATGGCATAGCAGAGCGGCGAATTTCTGAGGCTGAGATGCAGGCGCAAAAAGCGAGGCCGGGGGCCGCTCCCTAGCCTCCGGCTCACTGCCCGATTCTGGCCGGAATACGCATTTCTTATACCCAAGGGAGGGCGGCTATGATATCAGGCGCCAGACTCATCCAGCTTAATGCGCTGATACAGGCTGGGAAATCGCATGACTTTTATTCCTGGCCGGAATGGGATAAGCTCCGGCGCGAAGTATTGAAACTGGATAATTACGAGTGCCAGAGGTGCAAGGGAATGCGCCGGTATCAGCGCGCGGCCATCATCCACCATGTGAAGCATCTGAAGGATAGGCCGGACTTGGCTCTGTCGGTGTACGATGGCGACGACCGACAGCTTGTATCTGTGTGCAAACGATGCCACGAAGAATTGCACCCAGAAAGTCAGAGGCAG